TTCTGATTGGACTCAGCTTTCTGATTCGCCAGTAAATTTGTCCACTTGGGCAACATATCGTCAAGAGTTGCGAGATATTCCTCAAACTTTCTCAACACCTGAGAGCGTGATTTGGCCGTCAAATCCGTAGGCATAAATGACCCTAACTGAAATCGCCCAATACGCAGGCGAGAAGATTGGCAAGACCGATGCCGATACGCTTACATTCCTGCAAAAGTCAGCCAGCTTAAACTACAGGCGGGTATGGAATTTTGCCCCCTGGAGGGAGAGCATCACAAACTCAACCTATTCAGTTTCAACTGCAACCAGGACCGTTACCCTTGGGTCTCTTGTCGAAAATCCTTTATCCGTAGCTTACGGAGACAGCGAGCTCATGTCTGTGGATCTTCAAACAATTGTCAGTCAGGACGCCGACTTGTTAGACTCGGACAGGACCGGAACTCCAAGTCAGTATTACTTCAAGGGCCGGAACACGTCCGGCACGGCAGAGATTGACCTATATCCACTGCTCAACACGTCCAGCACCACAGCATTGAAGGTAATAGAAAAGGTCACTTGCGTCACAAGGCAGAATAGCATTGTTGAGTTTCCTCCGAGCGCATCTGCACTGACCGATGAGCTCAGGTTGCCACACGTTCATCATGTAGTCCTTGCCCTTACCCATGCAGACGCACTTGAGCGGGAGAGGCAGTACGCAAAGGCTCAGTCTGTCGTATCGACTGCAAATGCTGACCTTGCGCAAATGGCTCAATACGAAATGAGTCAGGTTGGAGGAATAAAGGCTATCACTCCGTCTAGCCTTGGTGAATATAGCATTACAGACATAGCGGTTTAATTCATGCCATACTTCCAAGATAATTTGGATGACGTCCTCTCATTCGATGGGATAAGGAATTTTGTTGGAGGACAGGCCAGCGGGTTGCAGTCGGATCTCTTAGCAGATAACCAGGTTCAGCAATTATATAACATGACCCTTTCTCCAAAGGGCAATCTTGAGACTCGGGTTGGGACTGCAAGTTTTGCAACCGGAGCGACCAGCGGAACAGGATCTGTGGGCGGGATGCGGTACTACGAAACTGGATCTACGTCTCAATTATTATCCGTAGCAGGCGGAAGATTTTACAGCATCAATTCTAGCGGAAGCGCAACATTGAGTCCTGCAGATTTGACATGGGTTGCCACAACAAGTTCATTCGGAACAACAACACAAAAATGGTCTAGCGGATATTCTGTTAGTTCTGCCGTTGAAGTTCAGATGGCTCAGTTTAACAACAAGATGTACCTGGCAGACGCCGACGGTGATCTTCATTATTGGGACGGAGATATTATAACAAGGCAGGGTGGCAAGGTTAGGGCAATCACGATAACTAGCGCAGGCACCGGATATACAAGTGCGACTGCGATCGTAACAGGACCACAATGGGGCGGACAATTCCCCACGCTTACAACAGTTGTAAATTCTGCAAGTGGATTTATTTCGGAAATTATAGTTAATGATGGTGGTTCTGGATATTCCGCGGCTCCAGTTGTGACTATTATTGGGAACGGATCTGGGGCAACGGCGACTGCGACCGTAAGTCCGCCACCTCAAAATCTTAGGCTTTTGATCAATACCGAAAACAGGCTTTTTGCGGTTGGGGCTGGAGACACTAGGAACACGCTTTATGCTTCGGACATTCTTGACCCATCGATATGGGATCTCACAAACAGCATCGTTGTAAACGGAGACGATGGGGATCAAATCACGGCAATCGTTCCGTACTACAAAAACAGGATCATCGTATTCAAGAAGCGCAGGGTTTTCCAGGTTGACATTCCAAACGACGCGACAACGGCGGCGGATTGGGTTGTGTCAATCATTTCAAATAATACCGGATGCGTAGCGAGTGGAACAGCGGTGCAAGTGAGTAGCGATATCCTATTTTTATCAGACAACGGAATTCGGTCCCTGGTTCGCTCGGTTGCCGATGATTTTACTTCAGTTGGTGTACCAATTTCAGAGGTTGTTAAAGATGTCATCCAGACCATAAACACCGACTTAATCAGAATTTCTACAGCAATTTATTATGACAACAGATATTTTCTGTCAGTTCCAACAGGATCAAACAATTTCAACGACACTCTCATAGTTTACAACACTGTGCTTGGGGCATTTGAAGGAACCTGGAGCCCTCAAATCATGCAGTTTGCTCTTACAAATTTTGACCAGGCAGGAACCAGGGCAATGTTTAAGAAGTTGAACGGAGTTATCGAGCGATATGCTGGATACAAGTCTCCATCTGGGACAGTCTCGGCAGATTACCAGGACGCCGGAACTAGCTATGAGTCCTACGTGCGGACTAAAGATTTTAATTTTGGGGACGCATTTGCGCTAAAGTACGGATCGCATTTCGAGGTAATTTTTGATGACTCGTTTTCAAGCAGTGCCAATATATTTATTCAGAGAGATGTAGACACTGGTGACATTAGCGTTCAGTCAGGGTTAAACATTGCGAGTGCGGTTTTGACGCTTCCGTTTATCCTCCCAGCTGCGCTTCCTCTTTCCGTAAAGAAGCGGATTGCCAGCGATCTACGCAAGTACGAGAAGTGGCGCTTGTTGAATATCAAGATTTCAAGTACGGCCAATAAGATGGCGATTCGTCAAATTGTGGCGGCCGCCAATCCGGACACGATCGAGATCCAGAAGGTAATATGACCGTTATAGAGTACATCGAGACTTCCGGTGCCCCGGAGGGTATGTGGCACAACCTAACTGGTTGGTTTAATTGGTTTGAGAGGAAGGGCCTTGTGGGTATTGTGGAAGACTCTGGTAACATAGCTGGAGTAGCCATGGCTAGGTGTCTGCACGAAGGGGAGAAGCCAACCCACTACGTGCACCATGAAGACGGAGACAATGTCTTTGTAGACTTGACGATATCATCAAAGGGTGCTATCTCCTTGAGGTGCCTTTTGTTGCTCCTGTGGGAGCGTTTCGGCATCCGTAAGCGCATTACGTTTAATCGTTCCGGGAAATACAGGAGTTATGATTATATGACATTCATGAGAAAGGCCAGAGTTTAACATGGGAGGCTCACCATCTATTCCTTCACCGCCGCCACCTCCTAATCCACAGGAGGTTGCACAGGCTAATGCGGCAGCATACAGAATGAATGTTGATACTTATATTCAAAAAGCACCAGAGATGGCGGCCCTTGAAAATAAACTTCGCATCCAATATATGCCCCAACAGCGCTCCCTGGAACGTCAACTTTCGGCGCTGGACCAGCAGGCGGGGGTCCAATCCGGTATGCAATTAGAGCGTCAATACGGACCACAGCGAACGCTCGAGGGATTGCGTAGGCAGTACGAAACAAGCCCCCAGGCATATGCCTTAAACCGTGGGCTCGGGGACCAAATGACTAAGCAGTTTGAGCGACTTTACGGAACTTCTCCTTACGGATCAGTTGAGCAGAACGTATCGCTCAATCGCCAACCTGGCCCAGTTGATCTTTATGGAACAATTGGGACAAACATTAGCAGTCCAGACTTAAAGGCTTAATATGGGAGCATTTGGAACAGTAACAGAGAATAGATATTCTGTAGATGAGAATGGAAATATAGTATCTACTCCCATAATCCATGACATAAATACAAATAATCCAGACGATCCAATTGATAGGCAGAGAGCAAGAATACAAGGATATTCACAAGAATCATATAATTCGGCTTTACAAAAAAGCATTAAATATATTCAATCTACTTACGAAAAGCGCCTAGCCGATGTGACAAGCAAAGAAAATACATATAATTCATTGGCAAGTCAGATTAAATCACTAACTGGTGGTGACTCTGGATATACCGCAGGCGAAGCCGCTGGTCCTGCTGGACCTGGATTCAACCAAGCCTTGGCTCAACTCTCCGCTTCTCGTAACTACGGATCGTCTGATCTTGGGTCTAAGCTAAACTTCCAAGTATCCGACCAGCAGGTTGTTGACGATTACAATAACTCAAAATCATCGAAACTAGACGATGTTATTAAGCGTGGGAACACGCAGATTGCTGGCATTCAAGAAAGACTTAATGCCGCCAACGAACTTGTTGCTGGCCTTCCAGCGGGTGATGCTCGCAGAACTTCATCTAATGTTTTCATCAAACAGCTTAACGATGACTTAAAGAGCGTAACCAGTGCAATCGCAAGTGCACAGGATATGCAGAAGAATTTCACTCCCATCACGATGGATAGCCCAGAAGGGCTCAAGGAGATCACTTCGTTCAGATCGTTCCTGCAATTGCCCGAAGAACGAGCGTCGCAACAGCTTTATCAGATTGATCCCGATTCTTACAATGCGGCGGTAAGTCTCGGTCGGCAGTATAGGGATATGGCTACTCGGCCAATCGGGCCAACAACCACGCCCGAGACGGAGCAACTCCGTAGCACAATTGAAGAAGAGGCAATGAATCAACTTCGCCTCGGATCGACTATCGGTGCGGAAGAGCGTCGCGGGTACGAGCAGTCAATTCGCGGGGCCCAGACCGCTCGGGGTAATATCTTTGGCCTTGGACCAGCAGTCCAGGAAGCTTCTCAAATTGGTGCGGCTGGTGAAGCGCGGAAGCTGGCTCGCTTTGGAGCCGCGCAGAGTTTCCTTGGTTCCGGCGAGACTACCGGTGCGGCCAAGGCGCGTGACCTTCTGCTCCGCGAAGGCGTACAGCAGAACAGGCTCGGAGCCGCGTCCGGGTTTATCGCTGGTGGACCTTCTATTTACAACTTAGCCAACCAGCGTACAGCACAACAGCAGGGCGCTATGCAGGGCTACATCCAAGCAAACCAAGCTCTCCCTGGTGGATTCAATCAACAGGCATCAACGGCGTCGCCATTCTATCAGGCAGTTGACCAGAACATTCCTGTTGCGCTTACAAGCGAATTTAACAAACTCTACAATACGCAATCCAATTACTTGGCTAGCACTTACGGTGCGCAGACTGATGCCTTGTCTCGAGTTGCTGTTGCAAATTCAACTCCGAATTATCTCAGTGCTGCGGGAAGTATTGCTGGTGGTTTGTCTGGATCAAAAGGAATATTTTGCTGGGTTGCAAGAGAAGTTTACGGAGTAGACAACCCCAAGTGGATTGAGTTTAGGAATTGGATGGCAATTGATTCTCCGACTTGGTTCAGGAATCTGTACATAAAGTTTGGCGAAAGGATTGCAGAATTCATAAGCAACAAACCAACGTTAAAGAACATCATCCGCAAATGGATGGACAGCAAAATAGGATAATTTTATGGCAAGTGATAGACCATTAATTCCAATGCCTTGGCAAGCGGAAGAGTACAGGAAAGAAGATGCTCGCCAAGCTGTTGAAGACCAAGATCGCCAGCTTCGAGTTGAAATGTTGAAGCAGAAGCTATATCCAGAGCAGGAAGCCAAGAGAGTTGGACAGGCCCTCATGTCTTCAACTGATCCAGTTGAACAGGCCGCGCTTATGCAACGTCTTTCAGAAACGACAGGGACAAGGGTGTCTCCCGGAACAAGCATTGTGGTCCCAGCCGGATTGCCGGAAGAACTTGTCGATACATATGTAGATCGCCAGGTTAACAAGGTTAAGTACTACAAAGAAAAAGCCGCGATGGAGCAGGACCCTGAGAAGCGTAGGATCATGTCAAGTATTGCCGATGCTGGAGAAAAATCACTCATTGCTAAGGGCAAGGAATTGACCCAAGCAGACTTTGCGTTTGAGACAAATATCCGTGACGCGGCCCGCATGGCCGATGAACTTGAAAGCGCGGTGAAGAAGTATGGTAACTACGAAACAGTTGATCCGGAAGGTTCTGCCAAGTTAGGCCAGCTTCCATATCTATTTGCTGTAGCCTTATCAAAGGTTGTCGATCCAGGATCAGTTGCCAGAGAGGGTGAAGTTGAGGCCGCAAAGAAATTTGCCATACCAATGGGCACGTCGCCAGTTTCGCTGGGATTTAACAACATGCTTACTGGACCAACAACCGCCATGACTCTATCCGCAATTACTCAGATGAAGAATAGGCTCAAGGCCAGGGCCGAAGATTATAAGAGCATTTCTGGTCGTACGGTGGAGATGCCTAAATCACACCAGGCCGATCCGATGTTAATGCAACAGCCTGGACAGCAGATGCCAGGACAGCAAGCACCGACACAGCAACCCGCTCAACGCCCGATGAGTCCATCCGGATTCGGTGGCTACGATCCTCGTACTCGCAAGGTAATTCAAAACCGCTAGTCGGTCATGGCCGACGAAATCATCCAGGACCCATTGGAGGCGGCAAACTATTTGCTGCGCCAATACCGCGACAATCCGAGTTTCGAGTTTACTCAAGAAGAGGCATCTTTAGTCCACGGTGCCTATGGTGGCGGAGTTTCATTTATAGACTCAAAACCAATAATGGATGAGACGTCGACCTCGTCATTCCTAAGATCTCAGGACGAATCAGACCCAACATTTATAGCTAGCGAAGAAGAATTTTCTATCCTAAAAGCTACCGAGCCTGGAGTAGCCAGAAGAATTCAAGAGGGAGCGGTAGGCGCGGCGGAGTATTTCGGCCCTGTAATTAAAGAAGGCATACCGGAACTGATCAAAACGGCATCGATGCGTGAGCCAAGGCCCGGCGACCAACCCACATCTTTGCCAGCTACATTACTTGAGGCCGGGGCCAGGGGAACAATGGATCTCGGGACGATGGCAGTTGGGGCATCAAAGTTCATCGAAAAGGCCCCATACATGGCGGCTGGAGCACTTGGTCTTCAGGATGACTACAAGTCGTACATCAACCAGAAGACTATTGATCAGAACTATCAAATGCAGGCAGTTGACAAGATCAACGCCGAAAGAGCTACAGGAAAGAGTATAATAGGTCTTCCGGAAGGAACATTCGCACCAAAGGCCGCGGAGGCCGCGAGCATGGTTTTAGATCCTACGCTTGCAATTCCGTTTGTAGGAACTGGCGCGAAGGCGGCAGAGGTTGTTGGCAGGGGGTTGAAGGCTACATCTAGAATTGCCAGTGGAATTGAGACCGCGGCCCGGGCTACTGGCGGAGCGATTGATTATGGAGTCGAGAAAGTTGGTGAAGGAATTCAAAAGATAATTCCAGGAGTTAACGCGCCAAAAACTGTCGGTGCTCTTGCCACAGGAGCGGCTGCGATAGGAATCCCTGGAGCGTTCCCAATTGGGGCCAAGATCGCTGGGGTTAGGGCTGGAGCGGAGGTTGTCGAGCGCGGGGCCCAGGCCGTACGCATTGCCGGGCAAGAGGCAATGACAGGACCATCCAGAATGACAATCATGGAGCGGGTTGCCAAGAACCAGAAGAACCCAGAATGGCTTAGAAGGGCCGCGAACACCTCGATCGTGTCATCGCCAATCACTCAAGGAGCCGCTGAACTTGGCCTAGAAACAGGCAAGGGAGCAGTAAAATCCGCAGCTGTTGGAGCAGGGTTGGGCTATGTAGCCTCCGGCGGAGAGGAAGAGGGTATTGGTGGCGGTTTAGTTATTGGAGGTGGTCTTGGGACTATTGGTGGAGCAATTAAAGGAGTTACCGCGATCCCGGCCAAGAAGGCCCTGGCAAAGCAGGGTGACGTAAACAGGCTATTTGCAAAACAGGCTGAACTTGGGTTGGACGTAGGTAAGATCTCGGACTACGTCCGAAAGGACAATAAACCTTTCCTAGACGCCTCAACGCTTCAAATGATGGCGCCGGATATCCAGGTTGAATTTCATAGCCGCGACTCATTCATGAGCCCAGAGAATGCAGGAATCAATGCGGCCGGGGTTGTTAAGGCTGTTCCAGATAAGTCAGGAATGACCAGGATGCTAATCAACATGGACGACATGAGGTCAACCGGAGACACCGTAAAGCATGAGATTATGCATGCGATTATGAAATCACCGGCAATCAACAAATCCGAGGGACGGATGGCAGTCATGTCCGAATATGGTGAAGAAGGATTGCGTAGGTTTGGAAACGAATACGCCAGGAAACTTATTGAAGGGGAGCGCCAGGGCCGGGGCACACCGACCGAGGCCGAGGTTAGGGCCAAAGCAAACGAGCTCCGAGAAGGATCTCAGCGGTCTGAGCCTGGCGCCGGGGATCTTGATTGGATCGCTGACGAGGTGCTGGCAGAACAGTTTGTTGGAGAGTTCCGCGGGAAAGACTTGGATTCTCTCCGTCGAAAAACGATTCCTGGGACCAATCTGTTGTCGCTACAGGAAGGCTATCTCTCCCCTGTCGGAAGACTCTTAAACAAATTTGGAATCGATACAACAGGGCCTAAGCCAGCAAACATTGACACGCTTTTCAAAGACAATCCACTAGTTCCGTCCAAGCAACTTAGAGAGCTCACAACTAGATGGTTCCGAGACCGAGACAAGTATCTTGATGGACTAGAGAAGGCCGAGAAGCAGAAAGATGTGACGCTAGTTCCCGGGCCCGGCAACAGGAACCTAGCAAACAATCCAGCAATCCAGTTTACTCGCAACAGGAAGACGAACCTAGAGGAGAATGACTTTGCGGTAAGGTTCCCGGACGGAACTGTCAGGGCAAAAGATCCCGCGTCGATCCTGGCAGTTGACAAGGCCCGGGTGGCGGACGTTGCCAAAATGTACAATCCCAACGCGGTCCTAGAGCGCGGGAGCCCTGAGTTTGGAGTTAAGATTCAATCTGACGGCAAACCATACGTCGGTGGCAACACCCTCCCGGAAGGATTTTTCAACCTCGATAGCTTTAATGATTTTACAAAGGAAGTAGCCAAGACCCTCCAGGATAGTCGCCAGGAGGGTAAGACATTTTCTGTCTGGTACCAAAAGGTCGGCACAGGCGAAGATGGCAGCTGGGCTCAGTCTGTTAAGCGCGGACTAGGCAATATCAAGGTAGGGCAATCCGAGATCGCCTTCCTTGGTTGGCGCCTGTCTAAGGCCGGTAATGTCCTGGCCCAGGCAGTGGATATCTCTGCTCTGCGCGGTCGTATGCTCGACTTTGCCAGGAGTGGTAAGGGCCGGATCAACGAGGTCTGGGGCGGAGACTTGGCGTCGTACGAGAAGGACGTCATGCAGTACCTAGACAACCATGCCAACGAGAAGCCGGGCGAGACAGGGATCGGAATTGATAAGCGCAACGCGATCAATTACCTATTCGGCATTACAAACATTGCCAACAAGAATGCAAACCCAATGTACTCAGCCGAAGGGCGCCCACCGGGAAGCCTGGTCAAATCCTATCGCCTAGACCGCATGGCTAACTCCCGCGATACTGGTCGCACAGGATTCTTCTTTGACTACCAGAAGCAGGCCGCAAATCTGGCGCCAGGTGACGTATCACTGCAAAAGGCTATTCGCGACAAGATGCCCAGGATGGCAACTCCGGATCAAGTGCGAGCCATTATTAAGCCGGGTCAGACTCGCGGGGTGAACGAGGAGGATATTAAGTACTCCGGAATCAACCAGGAGATTGACAGGCTTGCAGAGGAGAACGCGGGGAAAGTTCCAAGGGACAAGCTGGAGGAATACCTTTCCGGCAAGGGTAAAGTTCAGTTTGAGGAAACAAGGTACGGAGCTCCCAAGGGGGCCGAGGTCGCCTTGAATGAAAAAGAGATTTCAAGACTGCAGGAACTTGAAGTAGCTGACTCCGCTAATCCATTGGGCGGGATGGACGACACAATGGGCGACGGAGCTTATGGGGAGATGATGGATCTGCAAAATCGAAGGGACAAAATCTCGACAGCAGGACAGCTGATAGGAATGTCAATGAGAGCAGAAGAAGATGCCAGGAAATATTTGAAAGATGAGCCTGTTATGAAAAGCGGTCGTCCCCTGCTTCCGTCCGAAGAAAAAGAAATTTACGACACCTACGATCGCATGATGAAAAAGTCCGAGCATTTCAGCGCAAGGGCTGAACAGTTTGAGCGCGCCGCCTCCTCTGGTAGTGCCCCAAGGTTTGGAGGATTCACTGTCCCGGGTGGCAAGAATTACAGAGAGATAGTTCTATCTAGGAAGCAGGAGCCAAAAGCCAGGGGAGCTAAGCCCTACAGAATTGAATTTAAGAATGCTGAAGATGCCGACGGATTTCTCACCGACCTAAGCGCAGCCGGGCTAGATGAGTTAGATTACGGAAGAATAAGCGGAGATGACATCTCGGTGAATGATAGGGTTGTTGAGTTTGGTGATATAGTCACTCCGGAGATTGTTGAGATGGCAAAGAAGTACGACGCCAAAATTCCAGAAGGATCTATTGAGAAGGCGTACATTTCAAAGCATTACCCGAATATACCCGACTACGTTGCTCATATTCGCGTGGACGAAAGACCCGACTCCAGAGGGCGCGAAGGATTATTTATTGAGGAGATTCAGAGTGACAGGCACCAGGCCGGTAGAAAGTTTGGATATATTGAGGACGATAAACTCATAAAACTAGAAAATGAACTTAGGCAGAAATATGGTGATCCAATTAACTACGACAAATTGAGCGAAGAAGACAAATCAAGGTGGAGCAATGCTCAGGGACAGGCCCAGGACTATCCGTCCCAAAGCGTACCCGACGCACCATTCCGCAAGGATTGGCCTATTCAGATGTTCAAAAAGGCCCTGGTTGAAGCAGTGGAATCCGGAAAGAAGTGGATTGGGTGGACTAACGGAGCAGAGCAGACGTCAAGATATCCAGGTATGGCCGGAAGTAGCAAGATAGGGATGGAGACATTTTACAATACAATATTGCCATCCGAGATAGGCAAATACATGAAGCAGTTTGGGGCTCCTGTAGAGCAATCCTCCGTCCAAAACGATCGTTGGTATGTGATAACCAGAGACGGTAGGACACTGCCAATGTCCGGGGAGAAAAATGCAAACGAATCCATGGCGTCTAACCCTGGATCAAGAATTGTTGAGCCTGACGTGATATCGACATGGTCGGTCGATATAACTCCAGAAGTCGTCGCCGGTGTCCGTAAGATGCAAGATATGGAAAAGGAATTTTCCGGGACTGCTAAGAACAAGTCAAAGTTTAACACCCTAACCGGAGTTGCAGAACAGAAGCAGTTTGCTCCGGCTAGTCCTGCCGAAAGGAAGGACGAAGAGTTTTGGGTTAGCCAAAGGAATCCAAAGGCAGTTAAGGCAACCGAGAATCCTCTCACCGAAAAGTTGACAATTGGCCTGGATGTTATCCTAAAGGACAAAGAGCTAGCAAAGAAACAGGCGGATCTTGTTAAGCAATACCCTGGATTCAGCCCCAAGAGCAAGACTACTGAGGGAATTCTTGGGGAATTTGTAGATCACGTTAAGGGCAATCTTTTGTATCTTTACGACTCATTCAAGCCCGAGCTTAGGGAACAGGCCAAGAAGTGGTACGACGGAGCCAGGAAGATTTCCGAAGAGTGGTCTGGAAAGTATGGAACTGAAACCAGGCAGAACGCCGGAGTTCTTGCGGTACTCTCCCCACAGAAGGATTGGTTTATGAACGTGTCTCTTGCGGACAGGGTCATTGACATTAACACGAACAAATCCAAAGAGGTGTTCTCTCAGGAAATGTTTAACTGGTTAAAGTCTGATCCCAAGAGAGGCATACTAGTAAATTCGGCAAGGAAGAATCTTCTCGGCAAGCGCTACAGCGAGGTCAAGGATTCGTTCGACAAGGCTATCTTCCTGCGCGCCTGGGACGAGGTAAACAACTCCAGGTCCTTTGATGTCTACAACCCAGACGGAAAGATTTTGGGCAAGAAGCTGAACGATAACGGAACCGAAGGCAAGGTTGGTTGGGGATCATTCTCACAGATTGAGAAGGGGATTAGTATCCTTGAAAACGGCGCTAGGGAAAACATTCACAACCAGCTTGGCGAGGAGCACAAGGTCAGAAACTTCTTTAA